CTTTCTTTTACCCGGACGGAGGATTTTGTAGGCAAGGGTTAAATGGAGTAAGCGAGAGATGGACACAGAAGCCGAGATCAAGAAAGAGAAGCGGAGACTTACAGCCCTCTTCCGGGGTGTACCCGATGGAAAGAAGAAGCTCACCGCCGGCCTGATCGATGAAGCGGCCTTCATGTCCGTCACTCTGAGACAATTACGCGAAGCGATCAACACGGACGGGCCTATCGTGTACGGGACAAACGGCAACGGCTTCGAGATCAAGCAGGAGCACCCGGCACAGAAGTCCTACAACGTGATGATCTCACGATATACCTCGGTCATCAAAGCCCTGGCGGATCTCCTCCCTGGGTCGAAAGAGGATACCGTGAGGAAAGCGGGGGAGGCGCTGGCTGCTTTCGTAGCTGCCGGCAAGCCTTGACCGATAAAACAGACTGGGCCGGCCTCTACCTGGAGGAGATTCGGTCCGGAGAGATCACGGTGGACGAGGAGATCAGGGCCGTCTACGAACGGCTCCACCGTGAAGCGAATGATCCGGCCTTTGCCTACGAGTACAGGCCGGAGCTGGGCAACCACGCCATCAAGTTCATCGAGACTTTCTGCCGGCACTATCAGGGCGAACATGCCGGCGAGCTCGTACAGCTTGCCCTCTTCCAGAAGGCGTTTGTCCAGAGCCTCTTCGGGTGGGTCGATAAAGAGGCCCACCTGCGGCGGTTCATCGAATACTTCTTCGAGGTGGCCAGGAAGCACGGGAAGTCTTTCCTGAGTGCGTGTATCGCCGTGTACATGATGGTGGCGGATGGTGAGCAGGGTGCTGAGATCTACACCGCAGCCACGAAGCTCGACCAGGCCAAGATAATCTACACCGCCGCGAAGAACATCATCGACCAGTCGCCGGATCTGAGGGCGCTGGTGAAGTCCACCCGCGAGGGGCTGGAGTTCAAGATGACGAGGAGCATCATGAAGCCATTGCCGAGCGAGAGCAAATCCCTCGACGGCCTGAACGTTCACTTCGCCGCGCTGGATGAGATCCATGAACAGCGAGACCGGAACATGTACGATGTTCTCCGGCAGGGCATGAAAGCCAGGAAGCAGCCGCTGATCGGCTGCATCACCACCTCCGGGTTTTATCGCGGGGGCTTATACGATTCCCTCCACGCCTACGCATGTGACGTGGCCAAGGGGATTAAGAAGGATGACCGGTTCCTGCCGATCATCTACAAACTTGATGATGAATCAGAGTGGATGGACCCGAAGGCGTGGGTGAAAGCAAACCCCGGCCTTGGGTCCATCAAGTCTTATGTGCAGCTCTCCGACGATGTAGAGAGAGCCAAGCAGGACCCGACCTATCTGCCGACGCTTCTGACGAAGGACTTCGACATGATGCAGTCAGACAGGCAGGCATGGCTCCCGCTGGCGGCCATCGTGAACGAGACGGTGGTGCCGGATGATTATCTGGACCACTCCTACGCCATCGGAGGGTGTGACCTTTCCGCGACCACGGACCTGACCTGTGCGACGCTGCTCCTACGGAAGCCGAACGATGAGCACATGTACGTGCTGCAACAGTACTTCCTCCCGCAGAAGAGGATAGACGACCTTGAAGCGACTGCCTCGAAGGAAGCGCCGTACAGGCTTTGGGCCGATCAGGGATGGCTGACCATCTCCGACGGCGCCCAGGTGGATTACTCCCAGGTGACGGCGTGGTTCGTGAAGATGGTCAATGAGCATGACATCAGACCTCTGTGGGTCTGCTATGACCGGGCGCTCGCCGGCTACTGGGTCCAGGAAATGCAGGACACCGGCTTCGACATGGAGAAGACAGCGCAGGGGCCGTTCACATGGTCACAGCCCATGAAAGAGATGGGCGCAGCACTCACCGAGAACCGGGTGATCTACCAGAACAACCCCATCCTGCGGTGGTGCCTGGCCAACACGGCCGTGAAGAGCCAGAACGCCGACGGGATCGAAACCATCCAGCCGGTGAAGATTACAAAGCAAAGACGAATTGATGGCATGGTGTCTCTCCTGAACGCCTGGGTGGGGTACACGAAACACGCAGTCGAATATCTGCCATACGTGAGGTGAGTGATGGGACTGTTTGACTTATTCAAATCCAAAAAGACGCAGCTCCCGACGAGCCAGCGGTGGGAGGAGGTCGGCGGATATTCCGCCATCTTCTCTTCGTTCGGGACGGACCTCTACCGGAGCGAGCTGGTGCGTTCCTGCATCCGGCCGCTGGCGGACTTCACGGCCAAGGCCTCGGCGAGATGCGGAGATCCGGAGCTGGAGAAGCTGCTGAACTACCGCCCGAACATCTACATGAGCGGGCACGACTTCCTGCAGAAGGTCCGGATCTATCTGGAGCTGACGAACACCTGCATGATCCTGATCGACCGCGACCCGAAGACCGGGAAGCCGTCGGCGTTCTACCCGATCCCGTTCCAGCGCTTCCAGGCTGTGGAGTATCAGGGGAGGCTGTTTATTACCTTCGCCTTCCGGAACGCATCCCAGCCGCAGCGGACCTTTGCCTGGGAGGATCTGATCGCACTCCGGAAAGATTACAACCGGAGCGACATCGTTGGTGACGAGAACTGGGCAGTGCTTGACCAGCTGGATCTCATCCAGACCACGAACGAGGGCATCGAGAACGCCATCAAATCGACGGCGAACCTCCGGGGCATCCTGAAGTCTACCAAGGCCATGCTGACGCCTGAAGCCATCAAGGCCCAGAAGGACGCCTTCGTGAAGGACTACCTGAATCTGGAGAACGAGGGCGGCGTGGCATCGCTGGATGCGACGCAGGAATTTACTCCGATCACGATGAGCCCGAAGGTTCTGGACCAGGCACAGCTGCAGGAGTTCCGGGAGAACATCTACCGCTACTTCGGAGTGAACGACGAGATCATCATGGGGAAGGCGACGCCGGACCAGATCGGGAGCTTCTACGAGCTGAGGGTGGAGCCGTTCCTGGTGCAGTTATCCACCGAGATGACGAGGAAGGTGTATCCGGGCAAGCAGCTGGCCTACCCGAACAACTGGATCGTCTACGAAGCAAACAAGCTGCAGTTCGCGTCCCTGGACAGAAAGATCGCTCTGTTCAAGGACGTCGTTCTTTACGGCGGCATGACCATCAACGAGTGGAGAGCCGGCTCCAACATGGCTCCTCTGCCGGATGGAGACACGCCTATCATGCGGCTCGATGCCGCCAAAGTTGAGGAGGAAGGAAATGAAGGAGACGAGAGCGTTTGAGTTTGACGTCGCCGCCGAGGAGAACGAAGAGCACGGCCACTTCCTTGAAGGCCGTCCGATCGTTTACGACTCCCGGACGAACCTGGGCGACTTCGATGAGGTCATCGACCTCGGAGCCCTGAATGAGACGGATCTGCGTGATGTCCGGTTCCTGGTGAACCATGACACCAACAAGATCCCGCTTGCCCGTTCTCGCAGAAACAACGAGAACAGCACGATGCAGCTCGCACCGGATGACCACGGCATGAAGATCCGAGTCGACCTTGACACGGAGCACAACGTGGACGCCGCTGCACTATATTCCAGCGTGACGCGCGGGGACATCTCCGGAATGTCCTTCGCCTTCACGGTGGATGATGAAAGCTGGGAGGACCTTGAGTCCGAGCATCCCGTCCGGCACATCCGGAAGATCGGGCGGGTGTTCGAGGTATCGGCGGTCACCTGGCCTGCCTATGAGCAGACCGAACTGGAAGCCCGGTCCAAAGCGCTGGAGAGCGCGAGGGCGGATCTGGAGAGATCTAAGAGCGAAGCCAGAACGGCGAGCCTGTGGGACGAAATCAAAAAACTGGGAGGTGCGCATGATTAAGGACATGACGCTCCAGGAAGTGGAAGCCCGGGAGGCCGAGATCATGGGCCTTGAAGGAACCACCTCCGAAGAAGAGACGAGAGCGCTGCTCGACGAGATGAAGGAGCTCCAGGAGAGAAAGGCTGAACTCCGTGACATCGAGACGAGAGCCGCGCAGGCCGAGGCCGTGAATCACGGCGCCGGCATCACGGTCGATGAGACCGAAGAGAGAGGAGAGAAAAACATGTTTAACCGCGAATCCGCCGAATACAGAGACGCGTTCTACGCCATGCTGCAGGGCACGGCCACCGAGGAGCAGCGCTCCACGCTGGCGACCGTCGCCACCGAAGCGATCCAGATCCCGAAGTCCCTGGACGATAAGATCTGGGACAACATCCACACCGAGCACCCGATCCTGGCTGACATCGACACCAAGGTGACCGGCGTCATCCTGGAAGTGAACAAGCACACCGCCATCACCGCCGGAGCCGCTGCGGCCGTGAACGAGGGCGCGGCCAACGCTCTGGAGAACAACACCTGGGCGAAGGTCACCCTGGTCGGTCAGGACTATTCCAAGACCGTCGAGCTGTCCTACGCCGCCGCCAAGATGTCCCAGGGCGCTCTGGAAGACTATCTGGCTGAAGAGATCGCTGCCGATCTGGGCGATGCCCTGGCCGCTGCCGTCTTCGCGCAGATCAAGACAGACCTCGGCGCCGCCGCTGTCACCGTGGCCGCCGGTGCGAAGCTGACCTACACCGATCTGGCCGATGCCTTCGGCGCTGTCGCCCGCGGAACCAACCTGAAGGTGTACTGCAGCCGCGCCAACAAGTACGGAAAGATCCTGGGCATGGTCGACAACAACAAGCAGCCGGTCATGCGTGAAGGCGTGGCTCTGGGTGCGGATGTGGTCGAAGACGCCGCCGCCGGCGCTGACATCTACGTGCTCGATCCTACCAAGTTCGTCCTGAACGTGGTCGAGCCGATCATGGTCGAGTCCGATCGTGACATCAAGGCCCACAAGATCGCCATCTCCGGCTACTGCCGTGCGCAGGGCTGCATGAGAGACAACGGCGCCGGTGCCTACATCACCTTCGCCTGAGACTGACACACCGGGGCCCCTTCGGGGGCTCCGGAACTAAGGAGGTGCAGCCATGGATGTGGCAACCGTTAAGAGGACATTGAGGATCAATCATACACTCCTGGACGCCGACATCTCCACGGCCATCTCCGAAGCGAGACTTGAGCTGGTCCGGGCAGGCGTGTCGGAGGAACAGGCAAACGGAAGCGACCCGCTTGTGGAGCGGGCCATCCTCACCTACTGCCAGATGGAGTTCTCCAACGTTGAGAAGATCGAGAAGTACGAAGAGGCTTTCAGAGTGCAGCTCGACAACCTCCGGAAAACCCCGTCATACAACGGAGCTTCGGCAAACGACGGAGGTGAGTGATGTACAACGAGACGATCACGCTGGTCGCTCAGATCCGTACGACGGACGAGTACGGCGACTGGTCGGTGACCGAACAGACCACGGATGTGTTCGCGGAAGTCCAGTCCATCGGAATGAACGAATTTTATCAGGCCAACGCCACAGGGCTCCGGCCTGAGATCCGTTTCATCCTGGCGGACTATCTGGACTACTCCGGGCAGAAAGTGGTCCGGTATCGGCCGTTCACCGGCGCCGAGACAGATCCGCTGATCGAGTACACGGTCATCCGTACGTACCGGAGCGGAAACCAGCTGGAGCTGACCTGCCGGAGGGGGGTGGACGAATGAGCGCACCGAAGAGTGTGGTGAAGCTCCACTCCAAGAACGGCAAGACGGAGGTAACCTACACGTCAGATGTGGAAGCGGCCGACTACTACTTGCATGAGCTGAGCCGAGCCGCAATGCGGGACGTGGGCAAGTTCGTCTGCCGGGCCTTCCGGGACGAGTACTACCAGCACTTTGACCGGGAGACCAAGAGCGCCGGCAAGGCCACGCGCTACCAGGTCATCGCCGGAGCCAAGACGAAATACCCGCGAGTCCAGATCGGTCTGAAGCCGAAGGACGGCAAAGGCTTCTACGCCTACTTCCAGGAGTTCGGCTCCAGTAAGCAGCCGAAGCTGGGACTTTTGACCGGAGTAGTCCAGGACAACATTCCCGAGATCATCAGGATCGAGAGCCAGTATCTGGACGGGCTGAGCGGGGAGGCGGAACGGCTTGCGGCGCTGGTGGATGAAGGAGATTACGATGGCGACGCAGACGAATGAACTCAGGAGAGTGATCGAGTCCAGGCTGAACTCGATCAAGACACAATTCAACATTTCCGAGATCTCTTACCGCCAGGCGTCACCGGATGCGATGTTTCCGCATATCACCTACGACCTGACCGGTGCCAACCCGACGGAGCACGGGCGGCATGACTACACCATCGACATTCATGTGTGGACGAAGGACCAGTTCGCAGCTTTCGCCATCGGTGACACGGTGGCGGATTTATTCAGCTATGTCAACAGCCCGCAGGAGACGATCCTGCCGACCTTCTACGAGACCTCGGTCTTCCAGGTCGAGGATCAGGACACGAGCATCTGCCACGTTGTGGTCAGACTCGAGGGCCAGAATTACAAAACTAACGGAGGCTTTCAATGGCAAACGTGAAGATTCAGGGCACCGGCAAGGTGCTCACCACTGACTTCAAGGACGTTCGGTGGGTCGGCCAGACGAAGGACGGCAAGGGCGTCACGATCGAGCTGACCAACGCGATCAACCTCGGCAACATCAACTGGACTTTCGCAGAAAAGGACGATGTGGTGCCGCAGATCGCGTTCACGGCGGCCTACACCAACACGAACACCCACATCTCCGACACCACGGAGCCGTGGAGCATCACCTATGACAGCGAGACGAGCGCCGGCGCCGGCGAGATCATCCTGGGCGCTGGTGTGTTCTACATCGGGGACACGGCCATCGCACTGACGAGAGGCGGCGGCAGCTTCGATGTGGAAAGAACGTTCCGCGAGATCAACGCCGACGATGACATGGGCCCGGTGAAAGACAGAGTTGTGATCACCGATTCCCGTGCGACGCTGACCATGAACGTTCTGTCCATGCTGACGAACGTGATCAACTACTATCCGGCCATCGAGACGGTGAGCTGAAGCGGAGGGCAGGCTTTCGGGCCTGCCCTTTTTTAGGAGGAAAACATGAGGAAACTGATCACCAGAGACGTCTTCGCCTTCCTGCGGGTGGTGACGGAAGCCGGTGTGAGACAAGAGATCAAGGCGATTGCCGACAAAGTTGCCGACCAGGGCGCCGATGTGGATGCCAGGAGCGTGGGATTCGACCTGATGCTCTCCTGCATCGAGCACCTTTCCGCGAAAAGAGCGGAGGATCTGGTCTACGAATTTCTGGCGGGGCCGCTGGAGATCCCGCCAGGCGAGATCGCTGACATGGAGTTGGTCGAGTTGGCCAACACGGCCACAAAGTGGTTTGCGGACTACGCAGATCCGAAAGCTGTGAAGGCTTTTTTCGGTGCTGTATCGCGTTTGATGAAGGATCAGCCTGGGACCTGACGCTCCGAAGGTATGGGGACGTGGAAGCGTTCCTGAATCTGCCGGGGCATGTGGGCGCTCAGATGCTTCTGGACGCGAGAACAGCTGAAATGGACGATAAGATCCGGGCAGAGTGGACCGCACTGCTGCCGTGGATGCAGACGGGGCATATCAAGCTCATCCAATGGGAGGACTACCGGACTGAAAGGCTTGGCCTGAACATTGACAGGCGCCCGACGAACGTCATCATCGCGGATCTGGAAAAGAAACTGGGGAGGAAGTTGGTGTAAATGGATATTTTCAAGTTGGTCGGTTCCGTTTTTGTCGATACCGACGAAGCCAATAAGTCCCTGAGCAAGACCGACGAGAAGGCGCAGGGGCTGGGCGCTACCATGGCTACCGCCGGTAAAACCGTCGGGAAGGCTGCGCTGGCCATCGGGGCAGCAGCTGTCGGTGCCGGCACTGCGATGGTCGGCATGGCGAACAATGCGGCGCAGGCGGCGGACGAGGTCGACAAGGGGTCGTTGCGCATGGGGGTAAGCACGGACTACTTCCAACAGCTCCGCTATGCGGCAGAACAGAGCGGCGTGGAGATGTCCACCATGGAGGCGGCGGCAAAGAAGCTCGAAGGCACCGACCTCAACATGGAGGACGCCATGGCG